AGGAAGACCAAACGTAGTTACACAACTTTTTTTCTGCCCAAATTTAGGTAATATATTGTTATATATAAGTTTTATATAGTCAATGTTATGTAGCGTTATGCAGTACAATGTTAAAACTATATTGTTATAAGTAAGATTGTATTATGAGGTATAAAAATGGGTAAGCGTGGACGCATACCACAACAAAAAGACAAGTTAGTAGGTCATAGAGATAATTCACTATCTGTTATACAGGGTGGCAAAGCATTTGAAACACCAAAACACAATACACGTTGGCTTACAAAAACAAAACACTATTGGAAAGAGTATTGGGACAGCGATTTAGCTTCAACTGCACAAAAAGTAGACTTTCCTGCTTTTTATAGATTGTTTCAGTATTATGACGAAGTTGAAAGAGCAAACAGGGTTGTGCAATCACAAGGTAGTGCAGCTTTACTTGGTACAGGATCAAAAGGCCAAGCAATTATAAATCCGTTAATTTTACTTACATTGAAATTAGAAGAAAAAATACTTAAACTTGAACAAGAACTAGGACTAACACCATTGGCACGTCAAAGACTAGGAATTGCTTATGGGGAAGCACAAATGGGATTTAAACAATTACAACAACTTTTACAAGATGATGACGAAAAAGAATTAGATGATCCTAGACTGTTAATGTTGGAAGAAGAATAATGTACAAACCATTACCAAGTTTTATAGATGTAAAAGAAAGTCCGATACAGGGTAAAGGATTGTTTGCTATAAAAAATATAAAAGAAAATACAAATATTGGTATATCTCATGTTATGCTTGACAAGCCAAAAATATGGATAAGAACACCTGTGGGTGGTTTTGTCAATCATAGCGATAACCCAAATAGCAAAATTGTAATTGATATAGGACTACAACATTTATACTTTTTGTTTACTACACAAGATATAAAAATTGGTGAAGAATTAACAGTTAAATATAATACTTACAATCCAGAAGAAGAATAATGACAGAAAAATGGATTTATCTCAATGACGGATCAAAAGTACACATATCGTGGATTGATACAGAATTTGAAGAAGTAAAGGGGGAAGAAGAATAAATGGACGCTTTTATAATTGTTTTACTATTTATAGCTATAAATGTATGGGCTTGGATATTAATTAAAAAAGATAAAATATGATTTCTTTACCCGAAACAAAAGGTGCAAGGGTTGTTAAGTTTATAGAGAAGTTTTGCGTACATGGTGAGGGCGACTTTTTTGGCGAACCATTTAAACTTGATGATTGGCAAAAAGCCTTAATCTATGAATTGTATGAAGTAAACGAAAAAGGTCGTAGAAAGTACCGTGAGGGACTAATAGGACTTCCAAAAGGAAACGGCAAGTCGGCTTTAATAGCCTGTTTGGGGCTTTATGAACTATTAGGATCGGGAGTAGTATCACCATTAGTCGCGGTTGCAGCTGCTTCATACGAACAAGCTAATTTAGTTTTTGGAACAATGAAAACAATATGTAACGAAAGTCCATTATTAAGAGATATGGTTACAACGTATGAAAATGAAATACAGATTAAAAATGCACCGGGACGTGCATTTAGGGTTGCGGCAAAGGCGGGAACAGCTGACGGTGGCCGCAATAGTTGTTTTATAGCTGATGAAATCCATGAGTGGAATAATATTAATTTAGAAAGAGTTTATTATGTTTTGTCAAACAATACAGCTAAAAGACAAGACGGATTAGTTATTGGAATTACAACGGCAGGATATGATTTAGATAGTCTTGCAGGTCGTTTGTATCAACGTGGATTACTTAAAGAAAGTGGTACTGATGATCCAGAGTTTTATTTTAAATGGATTGGTGCAAAAGATACTGATGATCCTAATGACACTAAATTATGGGAAAAAGTAAATCCTGCTGTACAAAATGATTGGTGGCCTGTGGAAAACTTACAAAGACGATTTAGGTCTTTACCATTACATGAATTTCAAAGATACCATTTAAACCAATGGACAAGAACAGAAGATGAAAGTTGGATTACTTCAGAACAATGGTTAAGTTGTGAAGATGAACAACTAGAGCTTGAAGAAGCACAAGATACATTTGTAGGTATTGATATGGCTTTACGTCATGACAGCGTCGGCATTGTTTATGGACAAAAAGATGAAAATGAAGTTATAAGTGTAAAATCAAAGATATGGTTGCCAGACGGTGAAAACTATATGGATTATCAAGAAATAGAAGCGTTTATTGTAGATTTAATGAAAAAATACAAATTGATTGAAGTTGCATACGATCCTGCCTTTTTTGAACGTTCTGCACAAGTATTACTTGATCGTGGCGTACCAATGGTAAACTTCCCGCAAACCCACTCACGTATGATACCTGCGTGTGGTAACGCTTATGATCTTATTGCAAACTCTAAAGTAAGGCACGACGGAAACCCAACATTTACAGATCAAGTTTTAAGTGCAGCACAACGCACAACAGATATGGGTTGGCGTTTATCTAAAGGTAGATCAAAAAGAAAAATAGATAGTTGTATTGCAATGGTAATGATGTTAGATCGTATTACCGCACCAGAACCTTTAGATGAAAACCCAGAAGTGTCTATTATAAACTTATGAAAAACATAATAACAACGTTGATTGAAGTCATTGGTGCAAGTCTTATAATTTATGGTGTATATACAATAAATGTTTCATTTGCAATTATTGTTGCAGGAATATTTTTTATTATAGGAAGTTATTTAACAGTTAGATGAGTTTATTCAAAAGAGAAGATAGGGACGCAGCTTTAGGCAACCTTACAGATTTATTAGCACTTCGTGAGGGTGGTTTAAGAAATTATAGCGGTGAAGAAGTCAATGAAAATTCTGCATTAGGTATATCTACTGTATTTAGTGCAATTTCTTTACTTGCAGATAGTATTGCTTTACTACCAATGAAAACTCTAAGATATGACGCACAAAAAGTAATATTTACAGAAAAACCAAAGTTTTTAGAAAAACCTAATGTTGCACAAGATATAACAATGTTTTCTTTAATTCATCAAACTATTTCAACATTAGCAATGCACGGTAACGCATTTGTATTAGTTGATAGGGATAGACAGGGTAGGCCAATACAACTTACTCCGATACACCCGGAAAAAGTAAAAGTTGAAATGGATAATGGTAAGAAGTGTTTTTTGTTAATGACAAAGAAAGGTCAATACGATAGAAAAATAACAACGTACAATATGTTACATTTAGTTTGGTATCAATATCCGGGACAACTAACAGGAATAAGCCCATTGAGGGCAAATGGGAATACATACGGACTTGCCTTGGCAATGGAAAGGCATTTATCACAGTTTTACGGCCAAGGTGGTACACCCTCTAGTGTTTTAGAAACGGATAGGGATTTAACTGCGGAACAGGCAAGTATTCTTAAAGATACTTGGTTGGGCAATCATAATCGTAATCGTAAACCCGCAGTTTTAACAGGTGGTTTAAAATGGAAAGCAATAAGTGCGGCGGCAGGTGATGAACTGATTGCAGCTAGAGATCAACTTACACATGAAATAGCAAGAGTGTTTAGAATACCTGCACATCTACTTTTAGCTAAAGACGGATCAAACGTATATTCAAATCTTGAAAGTAACGGACTTGCATTTATTCGTCATACGCTTTTACCTTGGATTAGAAGAATAGAAGATAGTTTTACAACACTTCTTCCAGGTAAACAGTTTGTTAGATTAGATACAGATGAATATGCAAGGGGCGATCAATTAAGCCGTGTAAGGTCATTTCAAGTAGCAATAAGTTCGGGTATGATGACACCTAATGAAGCAAGGGCAAAATTAGATTTAGAACCTTATGAGGGTGGCGACAAGTTTTATATAGGACTTCAAGGTGCTTTAATTGATCCTACATTACCACCACAAGGTACTGATACACATGATCCAACAAACTACTTACCCGAAGAATAATGCCATATTCAATTAGCAAAGAAGCCGAAGATTGCAACGGTTTTGCAGTAATTAAAGATAGTGATGATTTTATAATGGGTTGTCATGAGACCGAACAAGAAGCACAGGATCAAATAACTGCATTAAACATAGCCGAAGCAGAAGCAAAAGGTGAAAGACAAGCAAACCCAGATCAAGATATATACGAAACAAAAGAAGAAGCTGAAGCAAAAGCAAAAGAAATAGGTTGTGTTGGATCGCATACACACGAAATAGACGGCAAGACGTATTATATGCCTTGCGACAAAATGTCTGATTATGAAGAAATAACAGGTATGAAACACAAAGACGAAGATGACACAACGCTTGTAAGTTACAACAGCGAACAAAGAGCAGTTGACAGAAAACCGCCAAAATTTATGCAAGAAAACGCACAACGTGGTTTGGACAACTTAAACAAAGCAGGGGACGGACTTGTTGATGAAACTGTTAGACAAGCAAGAATAATGTCAAAAGGTGAACAATTAAGCATTGACAAGATAGTAAAAATATCTGCTTGGCACAAAAGACACTTATCAGATTTAGATAGAGAAAAATCAAATCCAAATGATCCAGATACTTGGCGTGCGTCAGATGTAGCATTTTTGTTATGGGGATCAAATCCTTGGACTGATCCTTTAGAAGCAGCTGATTGGGCAGATAGAAAAATAGCACAATTAGTAAATGAGGGTGAACTAGAACCAAGAAAAAAACATAGTGATAGTTCAACACCTGCACCTAAAAAAGACCAAGTAAAAGGATCGGCTAAAAACAAACCGGGATCAGCAAAAGGTAAAAAAGGTGGTATTACATTTTCAGAAGCAACTACAAAGTCTATCAAGACAATAGTTGATGAACATAACGAAGAAGTATCAAGTATGGCTTCTTGGCGACGTTTAGGTATGGGTACAGCAAAAAGCGTTGTACGTAGAGGTTTTGGTGCATATAGCACATCACACCGCCCCGGCATATCAAGAAATGCTTGGGGATTAGCTAGATTACGTGCATTTAGCCATCTACTTAAAAAAGACAGGCCTAAAAATCCAAAATACATAACCGATAATGATTTACTACCTAAAGAACACCCAAGATATTCTGCAAAAGAAAAAAAATCGCAGGATCAACATATTGAAGTGTTTGACAGGGTAGTTGCTATATCACAAACGGTAGACGCTATTAGAAAAGACACTAATCTTAAAGAAATGGAAAGACTTACAGAAAATAGAAGTTTCACTTTTGCAGCAGTAGAAGAACGATCAGATGAAGATAATGATACATTATTATTTACAGGTTATGCTTCTGTCTTTGACAAGCCATACGGCGTTAGAGATAGCAGAGGTACATACAATGAAACAATCAAACCGGGTGCATTTAAGAAAACGTTAAATGAACAAGACGACGTTAGATTTTTAGTTAATCACGACGGTATACCACTAGCAAGAACATCAAGTGGTACATTAAATTTAGAAGAAGATGAATACGGATTATTTGTAAGAGCCGAACTTGATCCAAGCAATCCAACCGTCGCTGAAGTCGCAAGTGCAATGAAGCGTGGCGATCTAAACGAAATGTCGTTTGCGTTTGCAGCAATGCGTGATGACTTCAATCAAAACGGCGACGAAAGAACAGTATCGGAAGCAAGGTTATTTGACGTGAGCGTTGTAACTTATCCTGCTAATCCGTGGGCAGGGGCAAAATTACGTGGCATAGAGTTAGAAAACTTACACAAAGAGCTTGTAGAAGCACGATCTGGCGAAAAAGCAGCAGAAGTTTTAGAAGATTTTATTAACAAAGTTGCAGATAATGACGGCGTTGATAAAAAGCGAAGTAACGCACAAGTTGAACTTTTAAAATTAAAGTTAGAACGGGACGGTATTCGCTAAGACGTAACGCCGTGGTAAAAGCCGTGTATCACACTTAACTATCACACCTTACGCAGAAGTAAAAGGAAACTACAAAGGAAAATACATACTATGAAAAAGTTAATTGAAGCTAGAGATAGTAAAGTAGCAGAACTTGACGGTCTTTTATCAGAATTAGATGAGATGACAGAGGGTGAAGAATTTGACGGCAAACTTGCAAGATCAAAAGATTTACACGTGGAAATCAAAGATATTGAAGAAAAAATAACCGACGCAAGAGAAGCTGCTGAAACTCTTAAAGCAGTTAAAGAAAGTAGAGATGAACTTGGCGTAGAAGATGATCAAATTGTTGAACAAGAAGCAGTTGTGGAAGTCAATGAGCCAGATATATACAGAGAGGGTGGACAACACTCTTTTATATCTGACGCTTGGCAATCACGTTCTGGTAACGGTGCAGCACAAGAGAGATTAAACAAACACCAAGAATTTGAAGCCAGAGATGTTGGAACAGGTGCTTTTACAGGATTAGTTGTACCACAATACTTAGTTGATGAGTACGCACCAATCGCAAGAGCAGGTTCACCATTTTATAATGCTATACCTAAAAAGGACTTACCAGCATTTGGTAACAAAATTGAAATATCCAGAATAACAACTGGATCAGCAGCAGCAGAACAAGCTAGTGAAAACTCAGCTGTTCAAGAAACAAATATGGACGACACCTTATTGACAGTTAATGTTGATACTATTGCAGGTCAGCAAGACGTTTCAAGACAAGCACTTGAAAGAGGTGGACAACCGGGTTTCTCATTGGAAAATATTATCTTCCAAGACTTAGTTGCAGCTTATTATGGTAAATTAGATAACCTTATGATTAACGGTTCTGGAAGTTCCGGGCAACCATTAGGTATATCACAAGTTTCTGGTATCAACCAAACAACTTATACAGACGCAAGTCCAACAGTTGCAGAGTTATATCCAAAACTTGCAGACGCAGTACAGGAAATCAATTCAAATAGATTTGCACCTGCTACTGCAATCCTTATGCACCCAAGACGTTGGGGTTTCTTAACAGCAGGTGTGGACAGTTCAAACCGTCCATTAGTATTACCAGCTGGTAACAACCCAGACAACGCAGCAGGTGTTGGGGAAGCAGCAGCTTATGGTCAAGTTGTAGGTAGTGTTCTAGGATTACCAGTAATCACAGACGCTAACATTAGAACTGATCTAGGTGCTGGTACTGAGGACGCTATTTATATAGCAAAAGTTGATGATCACATTATGTTTGAAGATAATTTGTTCCAACTTAAATTTGAAGAAACAAACGCAGGTAGCTTAACAACAAAAATGGTTGTTTATGGTTACGTTGCTTTTGCTTCTGGAAGATATCCAAAAGGAATATCAGAAATCGTAGGTACAGGGCTTATTGCACCTACATTTTAATTAAATTATGGTTAAGGTGTGTTGGGCAACTAACACACCAGACCATTTAGGAAAGTATTATGGTAAAAGATAAAAAATTAATAGAAGCATTAAAAAAAGAATTAAAACACTATGAAGTCTATGGAAAGGCAGATCGTGCTGAAGAAGTTAAAAAAGCAATTAAAGCAGCTGGTGGAAAAGTTGAAACTAAATCTGCAAAACCTAAAGCTGAAAAAAAAGTAGAGAAAAAGAAGTAATGCCAAAACATTACGGTAAAAAAATGAAAGGTGGCAAAGGTAAAGGCCGAAAGAAAGGTAGATAATATCTTATGGCAATTACAAATGGCTATTGCAACCAAAATCAACTCAAAGCATTTGTAGGAATACCAACAAGTGATAGTGTTGACAATGACTTACTTGATGACGCAGTAAACGCAGCTAGTCGGCAAATAGACGCTTTTTGTGGTCGCATATTCTATGCCCAAGGTTCTGCAACAGCAAGAAAGTTTTTTACAAACGATCCATATAGACTTCGTGTTGATGATATATCTTCGGAAACGGGATTAGTTGTAAAATTAGATGATGATGATGACGGTACATTTGAAGTTACCGTTGCAAGTACAGAGTTTCAATTATTACCAATCAATGGTGTAGTCGGTGGTATTTTAATAAGCCCATTTTATATTGTTGAATTATTTTCTGGTGGTAGTCAAGAGTGGCCTATGGATTATTCAAGTAATAGACCACGTGCAGAAGTTACGGCTAAATGGGGATTTCCAAGTGTCCCAGAACAAATAAGACAAGCAACACTTATGTTATCTTCAGAATTATTTGCCATGCGTAATGCACCACTTGGGGTTGCGGGTGTAGGTGATTTTGGAGTTGTCAATATACAACAAAACAGAGAGATAACACGTATGATAGCACCGTTTCGCAAAGGCACGGTTCTTGGTGTTGCATAATGGCAAATCTTGTATCTATTAGGGACGCATTAAAAACAACAATTAGTAATGTATCTGGTCTAAGATGTTATGACACAGTCCCAGATAACGCACTTAATTTTCCAATAGCAATCATTATTCCAACAAGTATAGATTTTGATTTAGCAATGCAACGGGGTACGGATCAATATGATTTTGATTTATTAGTAGCTGTACAAAGAGCAGACAGTAGAACAGGTCAAGACAAACTTGACGCTTTTGTTACAGGATCGGGAAGTTCTAGTATAAGACAAGTAATATTTACAAATAGTACACTTGGTTTATCTGATACTTCAGCACACGTAACAGGTATGTCTAATTACGGTGCAGATGTTAGTTTAAATGGTATTGACGCGATAGGTGCAAATTTATCAATAGAAGTATTTACGAAAGGTAGTAGTTAATGGCAAAATATAAAATTATCGGTAATAAAAAAGTAATGGGCAAAGAAAAAGGCAAAACAATTTCGGTTACAGATGAACAACAAGCTAAAACATTAATCAAAGGCGGACACATTGAACCTATTACTATTAAAAAAAGACGTGCAAGAAAAAAAGACGGAACATTTAAAAAAGATGACAAAAGTACACCAAACGTTAATGAAGCGTGGGAAGAAGTAGAAAATGGCTAAATTTGTATTTAATGACGGTAAAGTTTTTAGTGGTGGATATGATTTAAGTTCTAACATTACAAGTGTTAATTTAGATATTACTGCTGATGATTTAGACGTTACTACTATAAATAGTGGTGGTTTTCGTAGTCGTATAAGTGGTCTTAAAGATAGTACAATGACTATGGACGGTTTTTACGAAGCAGGGGCAAATAAACCAGACGCTTTACTTGGTGCGAGTGTTGGTAATGAGCTTATTGTTACAACTGTTCCAGACGCAGGGGTTGGCAATACTGCTTACTTTATGAAATCAAAACTATTTGAATATTCAATACTTGGTGAGATTGGCGAAATAGCACCATTTAGTATATCTAAATCACAATCAAGTGATGTTGTTGTACGTGGCACTATACAACTTGATAGTTCATTAACTTCTTCTGGAAATAGTACAGGCACACAACTTGGTGCAGTTGGATCAACAGAAAAATGTTACGCAGCAATACATTGTTACAGCGTAAGCGGAACATCTACACCTACTATAACTTTTAAATTACAATCTGATGATAATTCAAGTTTTACAAGTCCAACAGACCGAATTACCTTTACAGGTATTACATCAATAGGTGCTGATTTTCAAAGTGTAGCAGGTTCAATAACCGATCAGTATTGGCGTTTAAATTATGCAATCACAGGCACTAACCCGGCTTTTGGCATACATGGTACAATCGGTATAGAGTAATATCACACACAACTAAGGCTTATTCTTTCTTTATAAACTTAAAATAAGAAAGGACGGTAAACATTGGCAAAATTTGTTTTAAATAACGCAAGTGTAACTCTTAATTCAGTTGATCTATCAGACCACGTATCAAGTGTTACATTAGATATTACAGCTGAAGAAATTGTAACAACTGCAATGGGCGACACATTTCAAAGTCGTACAGGCGGTTTAAAAGATGGAAGTTTAAGTATAGAGTTCCAACAAGATTTCGCAGCTTCAGAAGTGGACGCAACATTGTTCCCATTGTTAGGTACTACAACTGCTTTTATTGTTAAAGCAGACGCAGGATCAACAAGTTCAACTAACCCGGCATATTCGGGAAGTGTATTGGTTAACCAACATCTTCCATTATCAAATGCAGTTGGTGAATTGGCAACTATGTCTGTTGCATTTCCTACTTCTGGAACAATTAGCAGAGCGACTTCCTAATGGGTAATATGGTTGTCGTCTTAGAGGACGGCACAAGATTAGAAGTTAAAATCAAGCCAATAGATATCGTGCAATTTGAACGTAAGTTTAACGTGCCGGTATCAAAGTTAAATGATGAACAACGTTATGAGTGGTTGTTATATTTAGCGTGGTTAGGTGCAAAGCGTAATGGCGTTACAGAAGATTACGATAATTGGATTGATAAAGTTGAAGAACTAGATATATCTGGCGGTGCTGATTTAAAAGTGTAAACGGGTTTATTGATATGATCGCGGCAATAGCGATTGAAACAGGAATAAATCCGAACGATATAGCAAACTTAGATATGGAAATGTTCAACGCACTTGTAAGAGTTATAGACAAAAAGTACAAAACTTAAAATGGCAAAAGCATTAAAACTTGGACAACTTGCAATAGATAATTCACAAATCATTGATGTTAAAAATGATTTAGTTAAGTATGGTAAGAAAGATGTTTTAAAGGCGTTAACAGCTTTCCATAGAACAATAGCTAAAGAAGTATTAGCTGAAAGTCGTACTTTAGGAAAAAAACAAAATATACCAAAAGGTGATCGTTCGGTTATGGGGTTCACGGCTTCTGGTACAAGAACAGAAGCAAAGATAAATATTAAAACAAGTCAACGTAACGTGTCTGCATTATCACTTGAATTTGGACGAAGATTTATTTATGTACCTGTAAGAGGATCTGGAAAAACTAGAAATATTGACGCAGCTGCCGTAGGTAAGTTAAATTATTCAAGACCAAATGCAAGATTTAGATATAGACGTTGGATTGGAAATAAATACGATAGTGGTGATAGCACCTTTACAAAACTTGGAAAACAGGGATATGTAGTAGGTAAAACAATAGCAAGAAATCAAGATCAAATCGTTGATACATACGGTGATAAGATGATTGACGCTTTACAAGATAGGTTGGCACGTGGCTAGAGAAAGAAAGGTATCAATAGCAATAATCGGTAAAACTAAACAGTTTACCGATAGCATAACTAAATCGTCAAAAGTTCTTAATAAGTTTGGGAGTGTTGCAGCCGGTATAGGTAAAGCTACTGCCGCAGGTCTTGGTATTGCGACTGTCGCTGCCGCAACAGCAGGTAAAGAAATTGTAAATCTTGCTTCAGACGCGAACGAAGCCCGATCCGCTTTTGAAACAACATTTGGCGACGCATTACCAGAATTATCTAACTTTGTTGATAGTTTTGCTAATAAGGCGGGATTAGCAGCATTTGAATTAGAGGGACTTTTAACACAATCTGGTGCTGTTCTTCAAGGTATTGAATTTACAGCAGAGGGATCGGCAGACTTATCACAAAAGTTGGCGACTTTAGCAGGTGATGTTGCGTCCTTTAGTAACGTACAAGGTGGTGCAGAACCCGTATTACAAGCATTTACAAAAGCACTACTTGGTGAGAGAGAAAGTCTTAAAACATTTGGTATAGCTATTCTTGAAGCTGACGTACAACAACAAGCATTTATCATGACAGGTAAGACAAGTGCAAAAGAACTTACTAAACAAGAAAAAGCATTAGCAACGTATGAATTATTATTACAGAAAACAAAGGTACAACAAGGCGACTTAAACAGAACGCAAGAAAGTTTTGCAAACAAATCAAGGGAAGCAACAGCAAAGTTAAAAGAACTTAAAGTTCAAATGGGTAATGAGTTGTTACCAATAGCAGAAGCAATGTTGCCTGTACTTATGGAATTTGTTGCTGCGTTAAGTCCTGCTATCGTTGACGCAATAAAAGCTGCTGCACCTTTTATAGAAGCAGTTGGTGATCTAATAGCGGCAATAGCCCCACCAATACTAATGATTGTTACATTGTTGTTGAATTTGTTAGCCCCGGCGTTTGGTAAATTTACAGAAATTGTAGATAAATTTATAAAACCATTTTTAACAAATCTACCAAAGAATTTTGAAAATATGATAAATAGAATAATTAATAGTCTTAATAGTTTTATTGATACTATTAATGGTTTTGTTGATAGGGTTCAAGGTGTTCTTGGACGTATAGGAATAAATATTGATTTACCTAAATTAAGTAAATTTAGAAATATATCACTTGGTTTTGCAGAGAAAGAAGTTAAAAGACTTACACCTGCTGAACCGGTAGTTGATCCAACAACTGTTACAAAAACCTTAACATCACAACAACAAGCGGCACAAGCCGCAGCGTTAAATGCAGTAAGTGCAGGTGGTGTCAATATAAACTTTAACGGCAATGTAAGTAATCAAGCAGATGTTGGAAGATTGACAGTTGAAGCATTAAAGAAATTTGAACAATCTGGTGGTAGATTATCTAGGGTAGTAACAATTCAATAATGGCAGCACCAACAACAAGAGTAAGGATTGGTTTTACGCCAGATACATTTACATTAGATGATTTAATACGTGGTGTGCTTGATACAGGTAAATTAGGCGGTGCAACAACTCTTACAGATGTAACAAGTGATGTACAAAGTGTAAGTATATCACGTGGTAGATCAAGAGATTTAGACAGTTTTTTGACGGGTACTGCGTCCGTTCGCTTGTTAAATAATGCTAGAAAATATGAAAACACGAATACATCTAGTCCATATTCGCCCGGTATAGAACCTTTAATAGAAATACATATAGACGCGACCACAGACGGCGGATCAACTTATAAAGATTTATTTGTAGGTTTTGTAACTGATATTAATTTATCTTATCCAGACGGTAGTAACTCTTTTGCAGATTTTGTCGCAAATGACGCATTTATGAAACTTGCTAATACAGAATTGATTAGTCAAAGTTTTTCTTCGGCTACTAGCGGAACAATGATAAGTGCTGTTTTGGATAATACACAAGTAAAGTTTGGTACAAACAGAGATATTGAAACAGGCGTAAGTACAATGCAATCATTATCTAATAAAACAGAAAACACATTATCTATGTTACAAACAATAGAAAGATCAGAAAATGGAGTTTTGTTTATGTCCAAATCTGGTAATTTAACCTTTAAGTCAAGGCATACTACGTTCCCAAGTTCCGTTGCTGCAACTTTTTCAGATGACGGATCAGATATACCTTATTTAAGCGTTGAATACATAAATGACGATAATGAAATTTTTAATATCGTATCTTTACAAAGAGAGGGCGGAAGCACACAAACAGTAGAGGACGCAGGAAGTCAAGGTAAATACCTTATAAGAACTTTACAGAGAACAGGATTATTTAATAATTCAGATACAGAAGTATTAGACGCAGCTAACTTTTTATTAGGTAAATTTAAGGACGCAATTATACGTTTTGATAATCTTGTTGTTGATT